AAATTAATATCAAATGGTATTTTTTCTTCGCGACGGTTATAAAAATCATATCTTGCTTCGGCATCAATAAAATAATCATGTCCGACATTTTTATCAAAAGATACTCCCAATGCATCCTGAAGTATCTTCGGTATCGCCTCTGGCGTTAAAACTTTATCCTCATTATTAATAATAGTTAGTGATTTTAGAATGGCATTATAGACTGCGCGATCTTTAAAATATTTCTCGGTATGTTTCAATAACCAATCAATATTGGAATCATCTACTTCCAAAGACTTTAATAATTTATTACATTTAGTTAATAGTTCATCCGATAAATTCTTTCGATTGGAAAGTTCTATGCTAATAATATCTTTCGTAGGTAGCTTATTATATTTAGCAAAAAATTGTACTATTTCTTGTGCTAATGTTCTATCAATTGAATCAACAAAATAATCTAACTCTATAAAAGGTATAATTTTTCTAGCATATAGTTCATTATGTAATAAATTCTCAAGAATTTTTCTCTCAATATCACTCATGTATAGATGCTATTATTTGGCTATATAATCAATCATTGATTCCGAAGTAAATTGATATTTACTCGATACGAATGTCTTGAATTTTTCGCTTATTAAGAGATTTTCCCAAAAATCAACATCTTCCATTAATGTTTTTAGTCGAATACCCTTATCATTTTCCGCGATTTCGCCGGTAGTTAGATCAACTTTATTATACCAACCTTGCTTAGTATTCAGTATAAATTTACCCTCAATTGCCAATTCTAACAATCCAGAATATCGCTGAATACCTTTATCATAATTCACCAAAAACATGAATTTAGATTTTTCCTTAACAAATCTTGATTTTTCAATATTTATTGTAAAATTCCAACCTACAATATCCGTTCCATCTTTCTCTTGTGATTTCGTGATTATGAATACTTGATTCGATGAGTACATTATAGACGTACCACCCGATAGAATCGTTTTCGCATATAATTCCATCGTTTGATAAACATGATTAATCACAATACAAGGAATATCTTTAGTAGTAAGATGTGGAGTTATTATTCTAAATAAACTACGAATCGATTTGGCTCTAGTCATATCCGCTACTGATTTTTCATCTATAGCATCTTCCACTTCCTTTTTAGATGAAAGTGCGCCAATACTATCAACAAAAATGATAACTTTATCTTTTCTTTCTATTGCCTCTAACCTTTTAACAACATCAAATTTCAACTGTTCAATATTTTCAATAGGTATATGCAATACTCTACTGGCATCTATTCCATTTGATTTCAAATACTGAGGAGTTACACCGAATTCAGAATCATAGAACAAACATATTGAGTCAGGATACTTTGTCAAAAAAGCTTTAATACAAAATAATCCAAGAAGTGTTTTAAATGTCTTGGATGCACCTGCGAATACCGTCAAACCAGGAACTAATCCGCCATCCAATTTACCAGAAAATGCCACATTTAAAATGGGCAAATCTGTTGGAATAACATCCTTTTCATTAAAAAATGTTGATTCCGATAATATTTCCGCCGACTTAACTGTACCGGCAACTTTTACTCTATCTAATAGTCCCATATTCTCTCATTTTAATGTTAACGTACATTATAACAAATTCAATAACAACATTCAACCAAAGAACCCAACTAAACTATTTTGTTTTCTAACCGACCATCCAATATGTTCAGTTACATTTTTAATTGGAGCTAGAAATACTTTATCAAACATTAAATTATAATCAATATATTCTAGTAACATAAATTCATCCGGCAATTTATCAACAAATGCTATAACATTTTCATGGAATACATTTGGCTCTTTTAGATAGATATATTTTATTTTTGTGCCATCTTGTATTTTCGGATATTTGTTGTCAATTGAATATTTTTGTAATTGATGATTGAAGATTAAACTCCCTCTTACATGAATGGGCGTACCTTTTCTATAGATCGAAATGCTATCAGTATATTCCTTAATTCCATTCACTCCTTTAGGAAATGCGATATCTTCCGGTGTCATTTCTATAAATTTTTTCTCAAAATGTAAAATATCTTCTTGTAATTCTACTTCTGTACCATATAATAAAATTTTAACAATGTTCTTTAATTTATCTCGAATAATAGTTGGAGTAGAAGTTTTAATCATTTCCAATCCAACTATTGCCAACTGAGGTTCAGAATATCGAACACCCTCATTATCATATACACTCAGAATATAATGTTTTTTTCCGGTAAAAATAACATCTGAACATATTTTCTCACGTTTCATATACATTTTATTCTCATATCCACCAATATATCGAAACAATTTATCATATGCTTTTTGAATATGTGGTTGAATAATAGTATCACATAATTTATCCAGAAAATTTATTCTATTCTCAACTACTGAATGATCTATACTTGCTCTACTAACTACTTGATTTAAAAGCAAAAAACAACTATCAGTATCAGAATACAAACAATAATTCTCGTTTTCCGTTTTTAATAAATGATTCAATAGTTTATCTACTTCTTGTTCAACCCACCTAACAGCCAATTGTCCTGATAACGTTATCGCTTCTGCGATTCTGGTATCAAAAAATCTAAAATACGCGCTGCCTAGCGTGCCAAAACCCGAATTGGATTGAACCTTTTTTGCCAATTGAAGATTATTATATCTGGCAATTTTTCTTTCTAATTCATTTAAAATATCATCAGTTAATGTATTATTGATTTTGTGTTTTTCTAATTCTTTCTTGGTATCGAGCATCAATCTCTTATATTTTTTTCGATCAGCACCCATTTTTGCCAATATTTCTGGTAAAAATCCTTGTTTACCAATTCTAAAAAAATGACCATTAGCTGCCATTACGACATTTTGTAATTTAGAAAAATCGATTTCCTGATTCAATAATTTATCAACTGTTATATTCCGCGATACGATTTCTCGTATCTCTGGTGTATAATTTTCCGGTTCGATAATTGTATCGGGACTCAAATTATATTGCTGAATCAAACTAGGATATAAACTCTCAAGATCAAACGAAACAACATTTTTATATTTTCCAACTACGGGGTCTTTAACATATGCCCCCTCAAATTTAACGTCCTTTGTTGAAATTTCCTTGGCAGGAATTATCACATTATTGGCTAGTAGATGATTATATATAATTGCATCCCACATTCTAGTTTGTGTGAACACATCTTCGAACTGAGATTTAGTATCATATGCCAATGTCGCAGCAAGTTCTATTAGCTTTAGCTTATCTTCTAGGTGTTCTATCAACTCACAATCAATAATATTATAATCAATAAATTTCTCAAAATTTTGAACATATAATTGGTGCAAGGAACTATATTCATCATAATTTAATTTACCAGTACCCAACTCATAATTACAAATTACATCCAATTTATAAGATTCTTGTTTAACTGGTGAAAATTGTTTATATAAATCAAGATAATCTAATACTGCTATTCCATATATTTTATATATACTATATGCTTTACCGGTCGTTTTTGAAAATTTTTGAGATTTATTGATAACACCCCAAGGAGATAATTTTTGAACTTCTGTTTCTCCACATATTTTAGATATTCGATTGAATAAATATGCAATATCAAATCCTTGAATATTCCAACCTGTCATTATATCTGGACAATTTTTATTCCAATAATTCACAAATTTGACACACAAATCATATTCATCTAAACAATTTATATATTTTGAATTTGTGAATTTAGGTGTATATTCACCACATGCGAATGATATTGAATATTGTTTCAAATACCGTATGGTAATAGCTGTTATCGGATGTTCAGCTTTCTCGGGATCTGGAAATCCATTGGCACTATACGTTTCAATATCAACAATTGCAATTGATATGTCATCTATATTCCATTCAATTTCATTTTTAAAATTATCTGCAATAAAAGCATACTCAAATGATTGATTTCCATATATTGAAAAATTCTCAACATCTTTATACGAGTTAATAAATTCTCTGGTAGATTTAATATTATCAAATTCAATTTTATCTAAATTTTCACTATGAATAGTTTTATATATCGAATCGATTTCTGATCTGACATATAAACTAGGTTTATATTGAATCTTAGAGTTAAATCTTTTACCATTCTTTATACCTCTAAGACAGATATTATTCCCAAGAACCGCAACATTTGTATAGTACACTTATCTGCCTTTCCATTTAGGCATTGCAGATGCAATTTGAATCTCACTAAACATTTCTCGATATTTTTCTGTGATAGAAGAAATTGGATCACTGATTACAGTAAATTCAGATCGATCAAATTCTATTCCAGTTTCCCACTGTTCCGAAAATTCTAAAAATGGTACGAATACCAATTGTGAACCTTGCTGAGTTGGTTGTGACATTACAAATAACAATTTAGATAATTTTATCTTATTTTCACTCACAAAATTATCATCGACTGTTGCGATAACCGTTTGCAATCCTTTGAACGTTAATAATGCAATCGACATGATTATACTCCTAATTTAGTTTTTAACTCAGCAATTACATCTGAATAATCGAATTGGTTCAATTCATCACCAATCACACAATTATTTAAGAATGGAGATGAATATGCTTCTGGCTTAATAACCTTCCCATCTTCGCGTTTCAATACTTTACCAGTAATAGGATCAACTTTACTCATATTAGATCGTATTACCTCTTTCCAAGCATCTTCTGGATTTACTCCCAGTGAATGTATTGTTCCGATTGTGACTACCAACAAATCAATTAAATCATCTAATTGATCGATCCTATTACCCGACTCACTATCATCCAATAATTCGATAAATTCTTCAACTATTAATTTCAAATACAACTTAAATTGTTTTGGATTAAATTCACCAACAGTATTATCAACTGCTAACATAAATTTTGCTTGATCTTCAAAAACGTTCATATTCTCTCACTTTGTAATTTTAAAAACTAATACCAAGTATAAAACATACCCCAGTATCAATAAAATAATATCTATTATATTCATTATTCTCCTATAATTTATATTTTAAACCGCCAACAGATGATGTTCCATAAATCCTATTACGCAATTCAGTTGTTGACCAACTATGTTTTCTTGAATTATAAAATAATTCAATATTATTTTCACTACAATATGTTTTGCCGGTAAAATCTTTAATAGTGTATTCATCACCAACAAATCTAATATCAATAGGAAATGCTTTTAGAATATCCAGTAAATCATTTTCTGTATGATAAGGAACAATCTCATCAACATATTTTATTGCTTTTAATTGAATAAATCTCTCAACAATAGATTGAATAGGTTTATTTTTTTCGGGTCTATCAACAGTAGGATCAATCTGTAATCCCACTATCAGTATATCACAATGTTCTTTAGCTTCCTGCAACATCATAATATGTCCAGCGTGAAGTAAATCAAAAGTAGAGCAAGTGAATCCTATACGTTTCATAATTTGTAAATCTCCACACCACATTTTTTTAAAAATCTAATTCCATTATCATTACGATACTCTTTCTTGTAAATTACTGTTTTGATTCCGGCTCGTTGTATCAATTTCGAGCATTCAAGACATGGGGAATGGGTCAAATACAAATTGGAACCGGATGCAGAAATTCCATTTTCTGCCAATTTGCCAATGGCATTCATTTCAGCATGAATTGTTTCATTTTTAGTTTCTAACGTACAATTACCTATTTCATCAAAATATTCATGTTCACAATTATTGTGAAATCCTTTAGGTGTACCATTCCATCCCATGGAAATAATAGTACCGTTTTTCTCAATTAATGCTCCAACTCGCAATCTTCGCGCATGACTCATTTGAGAGATTCGTTCTGCTATATCTAAGTACAAAGTATGATATTTTAATTCTTTTTCTGTCATTTTTCATATTCCATATTATTCAACGGATTCTGGCATATGCTTCTAAATTAATTAAAAATGATCGTTGTGGTTGATATTCATTAAATGCTTTAATGAATTTTACACCATTAATAATAACAATGTCATCAATACTTCTAGTGTACACAACGTCATTAGTAATTCTATTTCTCAACTGGATTACCCGATTTCTACTTTTTTTATCTGCCATGATAATCTCCAAGGATCATCATATAGTAAATCTCAAATTAATCAGCTTATTTTCTAATAAAATGTTTTTTTCCGATAGTATATTTCGGCAATAATTCCCATCGAAATTTCTCTGAATGTTTGATAATTTTAATATCAGATATTGGAGCAAGATTACCTTCTATCGATCTAAAATTGAGAATCTTAACCAATTCCCAATCTTGAAGCAATTTGGATATAGTATTTCTTCGCGCAATATCGTCATCCGATACATTAGATTCCCTACCATCAAGAATAAACATTTCCTTAAAATGTACTATCCAAAATCTGCCTTGTTTGTGTAAAATATGTGCAGTTTGAAATAGCTTATAATCTTTAGTAGGAATTCCAATTCGAGTCAGTGTTTCTTGAATCTTCAAAAAACACTCATCATCTGGCAATTCTATCTCAACACCAATATTTTTCATTTCAATCATTCAATCCACCTTTATCTATTTTTTGTTTTATGAAATCTATTTTACTATCATCCATCAATGGTAATATTTCTCTAGCCTGTCTTACTGAACACCCAAAAAAATCTTTCACGAGATCAACAACAACATCATCTATTTGCTTCGACCATTTTATGAATGGTCGTTTTCTTGGTTTTATTGCATTTAAGTAAAAATCATTTTGCATATTTTTACTTAAATATGATCTACTATTCATCTCATTTGCATAAAAAATACAATCTCGATGATATGATAATGTTTTATTTATTATGTATGGAATGAATTCTTTCTCAGTAACATTATCCAATAATTGCTTTTTGTTAAGCATTATTGCATTTGTAAAATCCCAAACTGTCATATCATTTATCCAAGAAAGAACACTCTACCATCAATTCCGTACAACATGCCGCAAGATTAATTTCCTGATCTGAGCAAAATGCCGATTTATACATATAATCACCCAGAATCATCACCGCAGCGGGAACGCTATCAGCTTCCATTGTGGCGGATAACTGATCATATATTTGACGATATATATTAGACGCATCCAACCCATGTATTCCTACCCATTTGCGCATTGCCGTAAAATCTTTACTAGCAATATGTTTGATCAATTCCTTAACGGATTCATCTGTTAAATCTGATAATATTCCAGTATCGATTTTTCCAAACTTAGAATATCTCTGCAACTCATTCAACACTCGACGATAATCGGGAAAATATTTTTTAATAATTTCCACTATGACTTTAGCATCATACTCAATCGATTCTATTTTAAGTATATGTTTTACTCGATCAAAGAATAGTGCTGCCATTTCTGGTTTCTCATTTGCTTTAAGAGAAAAATCAATGACTGCACATCTTGAATGCAATGGTTCAATAATCTTTGAAGGATAATTACATGTAAAAATAAAAGTACAATTATGAGAAAACTCTTCAGTGGCATGTCGCAAAATCGCTTGAGCATTCAAGGACATGTATTCCATCTCATCTATTATAATAACTTTTTTACCACCTTTCAATGACATAGAACTTGCATAATTAGTTATTTTATTTCTTACAGTATCAACACCATTCTCATCTGAACCATTAATTATCAGATAATCCAATCCTATTTCTTCGCATATCGCTCTTGCGGTGGTTGTTTTGCCCATTCCACTACCGGAATATAATAGTAGATTCGGAACTTGCCTATCATTAACATATGATTGAAACAAATCCTTTAATCGTTTTGGTAGAATACATTCAGAAACAGTTTTGGGTCTATATTTCTGAGAAAATAGAAATTCTTCATTATTCATGTTTGTATTCCGATCCAGATTCCGTACTTAAATAGTATTTCAATATGATTGACTTATTATCAAATTTTGCAATTCCTTTGGATGAAATGATTACATCATAATCACCCAATAATACTTTCTGAATCTTCTCGGTTTTGAATATAATATTAAAAACTTTGCCATCACTATCACCAATTTCCAACGAATTTGTATGCGCTGAATTATCAACTGTGTTTACTGCATTAATAGTTAATTTTTCGCCATCTGATTTGAATGATACTTGTGGGCAATTCAAAACACTTGCTGTCTTTAATATCCAAGCTAAATCATTTTCCGCTAATGAAAAATTCATCTCAGCATCTTTAATGATAATATCTTTTTCTGGTGGTCTAACAATCATAGTAGGTTCACAAAATCTATATCTAATTTTACTACGTTTATCATCACTAGAGATAATAATATTATTATTTTCAAATTCCAAATTAGGACTAGAATCTTTATGAATAGAAAGAACTGCGAGAAAATTATTCAGATCATATACTCCAAAATCAGTAGGAATAACATCATCAATTTCAGCATCTACTAGAATATCTTGCTGCGTAGATATTGTTCTAAGTTTGTTTCCTTCTTTGAAATATATTCCTGAATTAATATTCGCAAAATTTTTCAATAACTGCATTGTTAAATTACTAAATTTCATACATTTTCCTATTAAAAATTAAACTCCAACAAATTCTACAAATTCAAAATTTTGATCTAATTCATATGCAACATTAGGTTTTAGACCATTCTCTCCAATATATCCTACTCGTACTTCATGTCTTTTCGCAATATTATTCCACTTAGATAACACAATTGTACCATTTTCCCCTGCTGAAACTGTATTTGCGTCTCCTGCACACATTACAATTGATCCTTTTCCAGATGCAGATAATCGACAATAATATCCAGATGTCACTACTCTACTAAAATCCCCCGATGCGGCTAATTGACTATTATTTCCAGATGCAGCTAATTGGCTATTATTTCCAGATGCAGCTAATTGGCTGTTTGTTCCAGATGCAGCTAATTGGCTGTTTGTTCCAGATGCAGCTAATTGGCTATAATATCCAGATGCCGCTATTCTACTAAAATCCCCCGATGCAGCTAATTGGCTATTATTTCCAGATGCAGCTAATTGGCTATTATTTCCAGATGCAGCTAATTGGCTGTTTGTTCCAGATGCAGCTAATTGACTATTATTTCCAGATGCAGCTAATTGGCTGTTTGTTCCAGATGCAGCTAATTGGCTATAATATCCAGATGCCGCTAATCGACTATTATATCCAGATGCTGCTAAATGACTATAATCTTCAGTTGATACTAATCCAGCACAATCATCATCAGATTTCAATTGCTGTACGTTATAGTCAACAAACAGCATCAATGCACCAAGCATATCCCCAGAATACACCAATTTACACTCAGGAAATTTGACTTTTCCGCCTAGTTCAATACATTGCGACCGATCAACTTCAACTACCTGCCAAATGGCATCAATAGAGCTAGACAATAGAAAAAGATCACCAAGACCATCCAGCAATCCATGAAGTCCGTTTCCACATTCTTTCGTCGGTTTCCAATCTGGACATTTGACAATCGAGCCAATCTCCGTTGGCCACTGAAAGTCACCATAACTTGTTCCGTCTGCTTTACACGTTCTTAAAACTAAAGCTTTTTCTTGACTCATAATTTAACTCCTTCAATTAATCCAATTCTATTCATACATGTTTCTACATATAATCTCAGATCATCTATTCCACGATCATTATGAATTGTTTCAGTATAGCATGGCAATATCCAATCATATTCGCTTTGATGTGAATTATATTTCTTCATGATTTCTTCACGAATACCTTCCACTAATGGCGCAGAATATAATTTATTAAACCAAATTGGATCATCGCCGCGTTTCACTCTAAGAATAATACCACCATAATCTTTTATTGCTAATATCTCATTTCTAAATCTAACATCGGATATTACATTATTTTTAGTTAAATCCAATTCCGAGAACAATGAATGAATCCAAAAATCTGAGTGAAAATGTACTCTAAATATATTTGTGCCGATATATTGTAATACAAATCTCGGAGTAACATCTCTTTCAAGAATATTACTCCAATACTCATCTTTCGTTTCTCTAAAAATTCGTGATTCTTCAGTAATCCCTTCGAGCAAATCTCTTGGCCAATTAAATAAAATTGCAACAATGTCTTTGAGTTTTGTTGCAAATGATGATTGTTGGAAATTATACTCTTCTTTTAGAATATTGGCAACAGTATTTTTACCAGAACCAGCGAATCCAACTAATCCTATTAACATTTAGCAGTTTTTACCTTATAATCATAAATTGCATTATATATCTCTCTAGCTTGAGAACCTTTAAAATGTTGCTGAACGAAGGATTCTAATACAACAAAATTTTCAAAATATTTCTTAAAAATGAATGTAAAACATTCAATCTTATTCAAATCATAAGAATATAGATTATCTACTGGATTATTATTCCCTTCCAATTGTGCTTGAATCGTTAATATATTTTCTTCAAGCACATAAGATTTAATCACAAAAGATTCTATTTCTTTCATATCAAATTCCACCTAAGTTTATAATTTAAAACATTCTAACATAATGAGAAGAATATAGCAAGTCAGATTTTCCCAATAAAAGAAAACAGCCTAAAAATTAGTTTGATTTTTATTCAATAAATGATGTCTATAATAGAAAAGAGAAAGTGATTATAAAATAATCACTTTCTCTGAATGCTTTAATGCTCTATGATTTACAATTTGCCAGTATGTGCTGCGACAGAACTCATATTACCTTTGAATTCGTATGTTCCCACGTGACCGAGTTTAACCCAAGGACAAAGCCACACTTTCCCATCAATTTTTCGCCACAATTGATTGAAGAAATAATCTTCGCTGAGAAGTCTATAACTGCCATTACCTAATATTCCATCAGGAGTATCAATTTCTACAGGAAAATAAGAGTGAATAAATCGACTACCATCAAAATTTGCTTGTCCAACATGATCTGGTTTATATGCCAGTTTAGGAAACGCATCTTTTAGCTTATCAAAAACGTGTCGTTTAATCATCATAAATCCAGTACCAATTTCCATTACTTCTAATGGTTCTGTCACATTAAATGATTGTGTGCCATTAACAACATTAAACACATATTCACCAACAACATTCTCTAATTCTTTAGGATCAATATCTGGATTATTCAATACTGCTTGTTTAACATTATTCCAGTTTATAGATTTTTTAGGATATGGCGCTCCGATAACATCTTTATCCAATGCCATTAATGCGATAATATCTTGTGGATTAAAATGTATATCAGCATCTATGAATAACATATGAGTAAAACCAGATCGAAGAAATTCATCTGTTAAATAGTTACGGGCACGTTGAATTAAACTTTCATTAAATAGAAAACTGAACTTAGTTTCAATACCATATCTACTCATCAAATTCTGTAAATCAAGACATGATTTCATATACAAACCATTACACTGACCTCCGAACATCGGAGTCGCCACAAAAAGTTTATTTTTCTTTAATTCATCAATATTAACTTTTATTTCCATTAAAAAAATCCTATATAAAATTATCTAAAATCATTATATAGAATTATCACATATCATAATATTTATCTTGCTATTTTACACCCAATATACTATAATATCATATCTAAAATAAAAAATCAATATGCAATATCAAATTTATTTAAACAACAAAAAAGATTGGATCGAAGCAAACTGTTTTACCAAAAAAGGTAGATCAGGATTAAACAATAGAGTGTGTCTTGAATCTTGGTGGATCAACAAGAATATCAAAGAAATCTATGATGATATATTAGCATCGACACAGCATTTATCTAAAGATTGTTTATTCTCAGAAAGAATTTATCATATTATCAATGGTCTTTCCACAATTCCTATTTGTAAAACATGCCAATCAAATACAGTAAACTTCAATACATTTAATGATGGATATTATGACTATTGTTCGAAATACTGTTCAACTCAATCGGATGAAAGAAATTTAAAAATAAAAACTAACAATGATTATTCAAAATTACAAGAAAAGTTAAAAGAATCTAATCTAAAAAAATATGGTGTAGAATACTATTTTCAAACACAAGAATCTGTTGGAAAAATAAAAAAAACTAAACTAGATAGATATGGCAACGAAAAATATAATAACATAGATAAAGCAAAACAAACAAATTTAGAAAAATATGGATATGAACATACGTGTTTAGTGCCCGAAATAAAAGAAAAAATTCAAAATGCAAACGATGAAATATTAAAATCAAAAAATGAAAAAGCATATTATGCTCTTAGGAATAAAGAATGGCTAAAAGAACAAAATAAAACTAAAACAATAACTGATATTGCCAAAGATTTACAAGTGACATATAGGGCAGTATATCTATGGTTTAAGCAACATAATATAGAAATAAATTTCTTTTCGACCAAATTTGGAAAACAACAAAAAGAAATACAGGATTTTATATCGTCATTAGGAATTCCTAATTTAAAAATAAACGATAGAACAATCATCAAACCTAAAGAAATCGATATTTATCTTCCAGATTATAATTTAGGTATCGAATTTAATGGGATGTATTTTCACGCTGAAGATGAAAATAGACACTTAATAAAATATAATTTATGCAAAGATCAAAATATCAAATTACTTCAAATATGGGATACTGAATGGTTACAAAAACAAGATATTATTAAATCAATAATAAAATCAAATCTAAAACTAAATGAAAGAATTTATGCAAGAAAATGCGAAATTATTCCACTAAATTCGAATACATATAAAGAATTTTTAGAATATAATCATATTCAAGGCAATGTTAATTCATCTATTCGATATGGACTAACATATAATAAACAATTAGTTGCTGTTATTGGATTTGGTAAATCGAGATTCGATAAGAAATATTCACATGAACTATTACGATATTGCAATCTAATAAACACTAATATTATAGGTGGATTTTCAAAACTACTGAAACACGCAGTCAAAAATCATAATATTACATCAATTCAAACTTTCTGTGATTTAAGATTATTCGATGGCACTTCATATGAAAAATCCGGATTTCAATATTCACATCAATCCAAACCAGGATATGTTTACTATAAATCTGGATTAATCAAAAATAGGCAAGAATTTCAAAAACATAAATTAAAAAATATATTTGATAATTTTGACGATACGCTTACAGAAGAAGAAAATTGCTTCAACAACGATTGGATCAGAATATTTGATTGTGGCCAAAAAGTGTATTTCATAAATCTTTAATCATTCTATATCTAATCCAATCACATACATTGATAACATTCAATCAAGCATTAACATATCATCAACATTAATAACAACCCTCTCTTCATTTTCTTTAAATAGTCTAAGCGGCATAATAACACCAAAGACATTATCTGTTTTCAAGAAATTAACTATCGAAGTTCCAGTTTTACCATTTTGTGAAAGAAAGGGTCGACCAATTGTCAATATTTTTGACACCTTTTCAAATTTATCCAATATTCTGAAATCGAAATCTGAAGGTTCATTACTTATATTTTTTGGTATAACTCTGCATATTGCTTCAAAACTCATTGTTGATTGTTCTAGTGGAACATTTACATTGATACCATCTGCAATCACTAATTTAGAATCACTTATAGTAAAATATGATTTAGATGATAAATCTTTAACTAAACTATTGTGAAATGAAAATTCACTAGATTCAACTTGTTCAGAATCAATATATCGTTGAACTAACATTGATGGACCATCTACTGAAATAATATAAAGAAAACCTTTTCTACGATATAAATTAATATTTGTATAAGATTTACTCACAACACCTTTAGATATACAAAAATTACTTGCAGCTTTTAATGTATTTACTGAAAACATTTTATAATCCCTCTTCAATAATTAATCAATATGATTTAATTATACAGAAAAATTTCTTACTGTCAAGAATTATCTTTAAAAATATTCTTAATATTCACCAAAATCACGTATACAAATATTATCCCGAAAATAGTAAACATTATCGATAGAAAATTATATAATAATTCCACGTTAATCCTTTGACATATGATGTATCATATTTTGCTCTGCTTCAATTTTATTGATAAATTGATTTAGATACTTAATACATAGCTCAATATCACTATCATCACTATTTGGATTAGCATCATAGATAAAATCTAAATCATTATCATATACTACAAATTTATCATGTGCCATAATAAACTCGGATAATCTATTAAATTTTTCTTCATACTCTGGTAAAAATTCCGCATCTGAGAAATTGCCATAATCACCGGAATATAGATCAAAATCATTCTCATCTATATTCTTAATAGTAGCGAATTTATCGCATTGAAACTCATTTTGAAATTCATTTAAAATACTTCTCGCAGTCTGCACATCAATCATTATTAATCTCCGATTTTTCGTAATCGATAAAATAATCCTTGCCAAACCATTTACCTATTATAACATTGCAATCCAACAAATCATCTCTTTCTTTTCTTTTCTTTGAAAAGAATCGAATTAATAAATTTTTCACAAAAGATGCTTCACATGTATTTCTACAAGCTTCTAAAAATTTCATACTCTCAAGAATTATTTAATAAATACTATTTAAGAAAACACACAAAATAAAAATCTAACATTACATATACAGTAAAAGATACCATCAATACAAGTATTGGTAGAATTGCAAATTTAGAAATTATTCCATCGGTTGATGATCTATCATTTACATATAAAACTAAAAAAGATGATACCACCATTAACATCAAATAAAATATAAAAGATGCTATAGCCCAAGAAATATCGCAATGCATTGATTTCTCCTATTAAATTTCATAATGCTGGAAAATTAATCAATTTGATCTTCGCCCACAACAATTTTAGGTTCTTTAAAAATTTTATTCAAATTCTTTTCAATATCTCCTAACAGTTCCCATTGTTTTTTAGTTAATGTTGGATTAGATTTCTGAAATTTTGACACCGAATCCTGCAATTCTATTAAAAATTTAACAACAACTTTCTTTTTCTTCGATTCTATTATTTTAAGTTTTTTTTCAAAATTGATTTTTCGAATATCTATCCATGAATCATTTAAACCGTCTGACATATACCGTCCAATATAAATAGAATTAATATCATATCATATATCAAGTCAACTAAAAAGTCAACATGAATCCTTGGACATATAAACAGAACATTATAGATTCGATTGATAAAATTCCACCAAATTCCATAGGATTTATTTACATTTTAACATACAAGAAAACCGGGCAAAAATATATCGGTAGAAAATTACTATATCAATCTAAAATAAAAACAATCAATAAAAAAAGAAAAAAAATTAAAGTAGAATCTGATTGGTTATCATATCACTCTTCTTCCCCTTCTATTAAAGACATAATCAACATAGAAAGTCCAAAAGTTTTTAATAGAGAAATTCTTCTCTTTTGTCAATCAAAAGGTGAATTATTATATGCGGAAGAATGTATGTTATACCATTATAATGCACTACTAACAGATAAATTCTTAAATGATAATATCAGAAGTAAAGTTTATCGCAACTGGGTAAAAAGAGAAGAATTTCAACATGATATTATAAATTTAAAGAAGATTGAATGAGATTCAAGGATCAAACTTTATCGATGTTGACTTTCTATCATGGGAGGGAATGATAGTCTCATCCAATCTTCTTAAGGATAATAGTTGCGAAGAACTATCAACCTATACACAGTATATCACAATCAATTCAAAATATCAAGTATTTTCTGAATAATTTGTTACCAATTTCATTCCATAATTGTTAATAGTTTTTGGAATATTTAATCCAGATTTAAGTATCAATTTATTTTTTTTAAAAGGTTCATAATTAACATGATGATGCCATCTACCATATCTGTAAACTAATCTTGATACATCTGGATGAACATCAACTAACATTTTAGATTTATTTAGTGTGCCTTCACGGTCATAAAATTCATCTGTATTGCCGCCCTTAACTGTCTGAGTTGCTACTTTTCCTTGTAAAAAAGCATTAAATTGAATAGTGCAATCACCGTCTTTTAATACATCTAATGATAGTATCGTATCCTCATTATAACGCGAACGCCAACGATGTTTACAATCATTCCTAATCAATAGACAAGAATATATTCTAGTATTTTTAACATAAGGTGGATAATAACTATTAGGCGCAACAAAAAATCTATATTGGAATCCCGCTACTGGAACATTCTCAAATCTGTCGACAAAATCTTCTGCCGCTTTAAAAATACATCCAGATTCTACCCTGATTCTCTGATTTAAATGTAGCCTATAAAAATCTTGAATATTATCATCCAACACCCAATGACTTTCTGTATTTAAACTGATCGCATGATCCCAACACCAATTTCTTGCTCTACCTGGGCCATCGCCATGATTACTAAAAGGCAATATCAATAATGTTGCAAAGTTTCTCAAATTAAAATTATCTAAAGCTAATTGATAATTTTCCAAATCTTGGGGTTCGATTGCAATATAATGTGGAACTTTCATCCTAGTCAAAGAACGAGATGTAAACATTGAATCTGATCTTTTCTTAGAAACTATATAAACAGGATAACTAGGATTTGTCATTTAAATAATTTTTCAACAACTAAAATTTTACTTTTAAGATATTCTAATATTTCCAATCGTTGTGATTCTGAAAAAATCTTATCAGTTTTTAACATACTCAGATCAACATTAAACGATTTTTCAACATCATCTATTATACAATCTTGATGTATAAATGGCAAACAATCATTTGATAACGATTCTATCAATCTATATATTGAGAATGAATTAGTATCATATGCCGGTAAAATCAATGTGTATTTTGATGCGCTTATAAAATTTAAATATTTATCTCTATCGACAAATGTATTAATATTATTAAATTTATTATTTGCTACAAAAAAATTCCTTTGAAACTTTTTAGAAAATAAATCTGCATACTCATAATATGACATTCTATCTGCTTCCATTACTGTCATACCAAAAACGAAATCTAAAGTTTTTTCTATTTGAAAAAACTTTTTTTTGAAATTTAAATAATATTGCATTGAATCTAATCGATGCATATTATATGCTGGCATATCATATCCATGATATAAAAAATAATTTGATTTTGGTTGATAATCTGGATGAAATAAACTTAAAGAATATTCTAATGGATCATAACAAATATCATGGATAGGAATACAATAATCAGTATGCGCTTTAAGTACCGCTAAAATATTTAGCAAATGTTTGCCAATACTTTCAAATCTTAACTGACCATTGTCTCTAGGAAAAACATAATTTCTATCAGTTCCACGCCTTAATTTAGAGGCACTAGAAAATATTCCACCGAAAATATAAAAAGCATCATATTTTTCTAAATCACAAACATTTAATTCATCATATACTTGAATCCAATTTTCTAGTTTTTTCACTCTGTTTTCATAAAAATTAGAAAATAAATTTATTTGCTCTCTAATTTTTATATTAGCAATATTTTCAATATACTTTTTACCAGAATCTGTAGTAGCATTAGTTAATAAATTAATTTTAGAATCTGTTGTATTTAAAATTCTAATTTGATTTATTAGATTTTTTGTTGGTTCGCTCGTTATGCCCCACGCACTATATATTAAACTATTCTTCAACTTCTATCCAACGTTTCAAAAAATTATCATCTTTTTCTAATTTAGGATACCATATACTTTTAGTCTTTTCTGTCAAATTTTGTTCGATCAATTTTGCAAAATTTTGATAATCATCTTCACTTCTAAAATTTAGAATAATTCTTCGATGAGGGGGTTTATCCTCTTGAACAAATTCTGGCATATTGATCCAGTATTTTTTCCATTCTTTATCAATGAATAATTCTTCCTTTTCAGTTTCAGATAAGTCCATAAAATCAGATATTTTTCTATCTGAGCTACTAACATCTAAACAACTATCATATTTGGTCGATTCTATCATTTTAATTTAATATTTGTTTTTAACAATTCTCGAAAACTTCTTGATCAATTTTTGTTGCTTCTGTCTAGCCAAAAGCATTGACGTTTTTCCAATACTATCGGTAAATAATTTACCATCTAAATGATCCAATTCATGGCAGAAAATCCTAGCTGTTAATCCAGAAAATTCTACTTGTTTAAGTTCACCTTGTTCCGTCAAAAATTCTACTTCAATTGTTTCGGGTCGTTCCTTGGATAAAAATAATGCAGGATATGAAAGACAACCTTCCTTATCTCTAATCATTTTATCAGAACATCGCAATATTTTAGGATTTATACAAACAAACTGAAAATTTTCTGAACCTAAAATAAACAATCTCAAATTAATATTGCATTGATTAGCTGCTAATCCCATGCCATTATATTTTTTCATCGTCACTTTTAACTGATCAATAATTTTTGATATTTTAGTATCTGGTAATTTTCCAGTGTATTCGGGTATACGTTGATTTAGAGATTCAAAACCTTCAGTATAAACTGTCAATGGTTCAATTAAATCATGTTTAATTATATTTTGCTCAGTATTAATTGTTAAAATTTCAGTCATTTATCATCTCTTTTAAAATAAAATATTATTCAATTTTCGAAAAACCATTCTGTTTAATAAATTTAATATTCTTTGAAAATTTATCAAGATAGTTCTCACCTTTTGGTGATATTATAAAAACAGTTGAATCTTTTAAATTGCCTATCAGATTCCAAAAACAATCAATACCATTCAAATCTAATGCACCATCAATGATTTCATCCATGACTAATAGATTTGTGTTAAATGATGATTTCAATAATGTTAGTTCTCGCCAAGAGAAAAGAATTGCTAAATTTATTTTTGATTTTTCGCCTTCTGAAAAATTATAATAACTAAACTCATCCCTATGTCTGGATTTAATAGTTTCCTTGAAAGTTTCATCAAAAGAAAAATCAACATAAAATTCAAGTAAACTCAAATATTTATTGATAGTTTTATTAATCAATGGTAAATATTGCTTAATGATTCTAGTTTTTATACCATTGTCCTTAAACATATTTGCGGCAGCTTCTAAATGATGCTTATCTAATACAAGATCGATTATTTTCGCATCAATAACATCTATCTGATTCTTAATATCAATTAAATCATTTTCGGTATTTTCAACTAATCGATTAGCATTATATAACGATTGCTTTTTATTTGCAATATTTTCTCTTTGTGTTTTATTAGTAGAACATAAAATATCAATTTCTCGAATTTGCATTTTCAATTCTTGAATTTTTGATGCAACATTATCCATTATTCTACTATTTTTATCAACTATAAAAATTTTATTATCTAGTTTAATAAGAGTATTATTTAACTCATTAATTTTTTCTGAAATTTCACTCTTTTTTTCATCTTTAATATTTGGTGAGATTTCCTGCATACAAGTTGGACAAGTATCATTATCACAAAAAAAACTTAATTCCATTTGAAGTTTCTTTAAACTACTTTCACCTCTAATTTTCATTTTATGGAGTTTCGCATATGATTCTTTGATTGACGCCGAATTTTTATGGATATCCTGATACTTTATCAATTGTTCATTTAGAGACTCTTTTTTCTCACTTAAACAAACAATATTGGAATTCAATACTGCTATTTCATTTTCACATTTTTCTATTTCATTTTTCTTATCTAACTTAGATTCTGTTAAATGTTTTTCAATAATATCATGTCTTTGTTCTAATAAATCTTTAGAATATTTCATTTCGAGAATAGAATCTTTATTTACTGATAACTTATTCCTGACTATTTCATTCATAGTCGAGAATATTTGAATATTCAATAAATCTTCTATAACACCTCTACGATCTGCTGCCGTCAATTGCATAAAAGGTGTAAAAGATGCCGAACCTAGAATTACAATCTGAGTAAACGATTTGTAATTTAGCTTGATAATATTTTTTTCGAGATACTCTTGATAATCCTTGATAGCGGCATCTTGATTCAATAATACATCATTACAATATATCTCAAAAATATTAGGTTTAATGCCACGAAGAATTCTATATGATTTATTACTAATTTCAAATTCAATCTCAGTTAAACACTCTCTCTGATTAATTGAATTTATTAGATTGCCCTTATTGATGTTTCTAAATGCTTTTCCATACAATGAAAAACATAGGGCATCCAACACGGTAGATTTTCCAAAAGAATTTTCTCCATACACCAATACATTATCATTAATATTCAAATCAATTGAATTCCAATAATTACCTGTACTTAAAAAATTCTTCCACCGTATACTTTTAAATACTAACTTCAATCCGTTACTCCAGTATTTAATGCCTCATTATATATTACATGAATCAAAGACTTGAACTTATTTTTGTCCAATTGTAATTCATTTTCATCTATAAAATGATTCAATATAGCCATAGTATCTTCAGTATCAGTTTCTTCTTGAAAATCATCCAATTCATTATGATTGTGGTTTTCAACAATATTCAATTTTAAAATACTTATTTTCTGAATTCGATCTAATACAGTATCAAATATATAAGGATTAGACTTATTATCAATTATTAATTTAACAAAATTATCTTTTAATTTCTCATAGTCGAATATTTTTGTCCAATATTCCATATCTTGAATCGTATCATCATACGTGACTTTTTGAAAAATTGTAAAAGGATTCAAATGAAAATCTAATTTTAATGAATCAATATCTAAAATATGAAATCCTCTATCATCTTCATAATCAGCCCATGTTAGTTGATATGGTGTACCAACATAATGAATGTTTTTCGAACTTGATTTATGATGGAAGTGTCCACTAATAGTCATCTTATAGTTCTTCACGAAACTAGAATCAAATTCACCATTCAGATGTGGTATTCCACGATACATGCAAAAATTATTTAACTCAAAATGTCCCACGCATATATCAGATTTGCTATTTTTTATGGATTCAACTATTTCATCATGATTTTCGTCGCATATCCAAGGTACAAAATCAATACTCAACCCACCAATCTTAATAGTATTGAACCTGTTATGAATAGTAATATTTGAATAATCTCGAAATAATAAATCAGGGGAGTTAACCGATACTGTATTTTTATTAAAGATGTCATGATTACCTATAATTGTATGTAATTGAATATCGTTATTTAAAAGTCTATCAAAGAAGTAGTCTCTAACTAATTTCAACGAATTGATATTAATAAATCTACGATTATCAAATAAATCACCTGTTTGAATAACGGTATGAATATCATTCTCGATTAGATATTCAATAAAAAAATCATAGAATCTTTTATAATATGAATGAAATGATGTATCACCATTTCTAATGCCAAAATGAGTATCACCTAAAATTGCTATCTTCATTTGATAATAGTAAAATCAGTTGACTTAATTTTAACGTCATATACTAAAATTTCCTTTTCTTTTTTCATCGAATCAATATTCATTTCATCAAAACCCATTTTCAATAGTTTATCTTCACCGTAGAAAAGAAAATATTTATATATGTCAAAAACAACGCTAGGAAATTTCTTTCTAATTAATATTTTAATCTTATTATCTGTTCGATCATTGAACTTGAATGATGAATCATTTAAGAACTGTATTGCTACAGATTGACTTTCAGAAAATGATACTGCACCATGTAACTTAACAAATCCAGTTTTAAAATTGAACAATTCTGGAACACCAAATAGTCCCTTATACAAATATTTTGGATTTTTTCTAAAATATTCTGGAATTTTATTTCTATTCAAATAAATCCAATTGGAATCTTTTGGATTAGATTTGAATAACCAAGCATCTAAATGTTCAACAAATTCCTTAGATTCAATAAAATCACTCAAAAAATTTCTCCAATTTTGATTGTTTCTTATTTAATTTTTTACGAATCTCATTTTCTTCGTAAATCCTAATAAAATTTGAGATATTATCATATTGATCATACTGGTGTTCGACATCAGAATCTTCATATAATCCTTCCTCATCCATTATACCAGAATTTTCAATATACTTATATTTTTGATATAGTCTCTTTCTTTCCTTTTCAATTCTGCGCCAAAATGCCCTATGTATTATCATAGTAAAATAACTAAACGGATTACTTGATGTTTCGGCTTTGAAGGAATTGATATATTGAATGCAATTCAATATCGCATCGGAAACCATATCTTCCCGAACTTGAATGGGATAATTAGAGTAATCAGCTTTTTTAATTATATTATTAACTAATAATAAAAAAGCTTTACCTAGATAATTGGAAATCGTAGGTGCATCTAGTCCAGCATCTTTGGCTAAGTTACATTTATTTTTATGTTCAATTAATTCTTTTAAAAAGAAATCATTATCCAAATAATGGTTATTTGCCACTTTTCTACCTATTAATTTGAATTAGATAGTATATATTAATTGAAATGATATGTCAACTAAACAATTTAATAATAAATCGTCAATTGAATACCCTCTTTTTATTTCATATAGAAAATTAATTAATATTCAATAAATTATATATATTTATTCATATTTTTACAAAGAAAAACATACTATTTTTTCTTTGTAATTCGACAATACTCTATCTGATATAAATCTAATTTTATTGTATCTTTTTTACAACAATCTAGTAAAAATAAAGTTGACTTTTGTCTCAAAATATGTTATCATAAAACCTATAGTTAGATTGATTATATAAAACATAATCTGCACAATTACTCTTTTTTCTTTAAAATCACATTATATTAGTATAAATCAAGTCTTTATTTAAAGTGTATACTTAAATGATTTATTCTTTAGTCACTACGTTCCTAAAGAAACGGCGTAATACGCCGCATTTACGAAGTAAATACAGATATTAATTTATATACTGATTATTTGCAACTAATATTCTACAATTAAATCTTTAGTCACTACGTTCCTAAAGATTGCGCTCCACGCAACTTTTCTCTTTAAGTCTTTACTCAATGTAGAATTCTTTTATTAGAATCTATATCTTCAGTATATTCTTCATCTTCAATTATAGAATGTTTACTACAAGCTGATATATAAAATTCAATTACATCATCAGTAGGTTCTAACATAATTAAATCATTTATTTTTAAAATAACTTCATTCTTTTTTAATAGAACTGCTGGTAGCCACGCTAAAAGCATCATTACCGGTTCTTTTTCTCTCATTTCAATACCTATAATTAATGGATCAATTAATTTAATCTCAAATCCATTAATTTCTTCATATTTGGAAATAACATCAATATTATCTTTCATTCTAAAAATTTTTACATTATGCTCTTGCATCATTTCCCTAAGTTTATTTTGTAAATCTTGTATTCAAATTTTTCTTTATCGTAGATACTTAATCGATCATTTAAGTGTTTAAGTGTAAAATTTACATGCTTATCTATTCTCAAATCATCAGCAATATCATATAATGTTGCTTGTTTTTTATTTATATGTAGTCGTAAACCTCTACCTATACTCTGTATTACTTTCACTTGAGATTTGTATGAACTTGCAAATATAATATTAGAAATATTGGGGGCATTTACACCCGTTGAAAATGTTCCATAGCTCGCTAAAATAATTGCATTATTTTCAACTTCAAGTATTTTTCTAATATCTTCTCGCTCTTTTACTTCTACTCCACCATGAATAAAATATACTTTTTTTGAATTGGACTTTAATAATTCATTTAATACTTTTCCATGTTTCTCGATCAATGTAAATAGTATTAGTGTATTTCCTTTTAGCGAATCTGCTAGATTTTTAATAAAATTATTTCTTACATTATTAGATGCCAAATATTGAATCTCATCACTAAAAGACCACTTTTTGACAGCTTTATCTATATTATGGTGTTTAAGTAATAAACATTTAATATCTAAAGGCGATAACTGTCCTTTATTCATTAAATCAATCGTAGATGTTGCTTTAAAAATATTTCCAAATAAACCTACAAGAACTAATTCATTGGTTTTACTATCATCTAATGATCCTGTTGCACCTATCTTATATCTTGCGTTAATACAAGCATTTAATATATTAGTAAGCGATGTTGCGGAACATAAATGACATTCATCTGCTATAACTGCTTGAAATTGTTTAAAATATTCTGGATCATTATTATATATACTTTGCCATGTCGATATAAATATTTTTTTAGATGAGTGTTTTGATATTCCAGAATATATACGATGGCAGTATTTATCGGAATCAAATCCATATTGTTCAAAATCATCATACATTTGATGAACTAAAGATACATTAGGTACTAGTATTAAAATTCTATCAACATCATTTATTATGGAGTTGATACAAGAATATATAGAAAGAGATTTGCCCGAACCTGTTGGTGATATGAGTAGCATTTTCTCAAATTTGAGAAAATGTTTTAATGAATTTATTTGATAATCTCTAAGTTTAAACTTATCAAATAAATTTATATTTTTTATTATATCAAGCAATTCATCATCCACTATTTCATTTTTTATATGTAGATTTTTATCAATTGATATTTCATAATCATTAGATTTGCAAAATTGAATTAATTTAGATAGTAAACCTATATACAATATTCTATTTTTAAGATCGAATAATCGTAGTTTACCATCCCACATTTTAGCTTTAACTTTAGGATGAAATTGGAAATTTTTAATATAGAATGAGAAAAATTCATTCAATTCCATAGCGATGGATCTATCACACTCTATTTTAAGATATACTTCGTTTAATTTATTGCAGATTATATCAGCGGGCAATTAGACACCTTGAATGAATTTTTCATAATCAATAAAAGCTTTTAGTTGATATGTTCTACTATTCAATTCTTTCAATATTGCTGTACAAACATCAATTATTTCCTCATATATAATCTTAGTCTCAGTAATTTTAGTTAAATCATCATCTGATTCCATATATGTTGATATATCTGATTTAAGTACATAAGGAAATTGGTTCCAGCCATATTTTTTTAATGTCGTTTCATCCATTTTTCCTGAGTAATATTCCCATTTAATTCGTTTCAATTTGGCATATTCTATTTCCAATCTTTTAAGTGCAACTTTATGATTTGATAATATATTCAAATATTTACCGTGTAATACAGGAATATTCAATAATTCTCTGCCGGGTTCAGTGATATTTATTTTTGAATCTTTTTTCCATGTTTCTAAAAGTGAATCTAACTCAGTTTGTTTTTCCATAATGTTTTATAATATAGTTGTTTTGAAATATGCATATCGAATTGATACGTCTGAAGTGATGGGATTATTAGGATCATCCGTAGCAGATATAAGAAAATTTGATAATGATGTAGGATAGCAATCTTTATAATCAAATCTTACTATTGGATTATTTGATGATGTCAATATCGTTATTGACATGTCAGAATATTGTGGAAATCGGTCTTTAGTTGTTCCTACCTTATTTCGATATTGTGTTGGTAGTGTATTATAGTCTGAAAAATCTGTTGGAAAAGTCATGCCGAAAATCCAATCATACACTTCTAGCCATGCTGTTAATTCTTCATCCACAAGAAATGTAATATTTAAAATATCAAATATCGCTTTCTCTCCTGGTGGGTAGATGTCAACAAATGGTGTAGGAAAGAATGATTCTGACATTGCAATTCCAGGTACTGCCAGCGATTGTGTAAAATATTGAATATTAGGTAATCTAGGACAACTAATTTGAAACTTATTAGGATGTAATAGATTAGGATTAGATGGTGTTCTAGTTAAAACTGTCATGATTTTTTGATAAATCGATTGTAATATTAATATTTATGATAGCGTGCTAAAATAATTCTTGACATTGATTTGAACATATATTACAATTTTGTCTGTTGAGTGAGAATATTTGATTTCCCATGACTAAGAGTATTTTGATATATTCTTACAACTAATGGTTAGGTTGTTCTTTGTTTCATTTTACCATCAAAATACTCTTAGTCATGGGAAATCTATATCCAATAAGATTTGGATATAGTCGCGGTTTCTCCGATGCGTATTCGGAGAATTTGATTTAATTTAATATGGATAAAATATGAGTGATTATATCAAAGTTCCAAAAATCGAATTGGAGAAATTGGAAAGTTCTCGTAAAAAACTATATGATTTTTGTGAAAAATATTGTGATATCAATTCTATTGAATATTCAATCAATCTATTGAATATAACTGAGCAAATATGGAAAGTTGCTAATACAAAAAATTGGTATCATTTTGATGCAACTGATCCTCTAATAGAAACATCAAATAATACTGTTAGGGAAATTGAAGTCAAATTTAAGGTAAATATTTTTGATGATAATGAAATTAAAAATAGTGATATATTTGAATTAATTGTTGAAAATGTTCCTAGTTTCGTATATCGAGATGATCCAAATGATTATTATGAGATAGTAGAAATAACATTGGAATAAAATAACATGTTATACAACTAAAGATTGTGTATTTGTATGATAAATTCGCGCTGGTAACTCACCTGGTCGAGAGTGTTCCCCTCATAAGGGAAGAGGCGGGGTTCAAGTCCCTGACGGCGCACCAAATTTTGAATTGAATTGAATTGAATTGAAAGGAGTATTATAATGGAAACAACTGAAAATACTGAATTTGAGTCTGGCCATTTCAAAATAGCCAAATTTTCTAATGGAAAATTTGGAATATATGATTCTAAAAATAAAGGATTTGTAGATAACACAATGAGCAATGTCTGGATTATACCAGAATACCAAGAACGCTATTGCCAATTTAAAAATATTAACGATGCGATTAACCATCTTAAAAAGATTACAGTCAAACATCACATAAATTTTAATTTTAATTTTATGTCAAAAGATGAAATATTAGCTGAACAAGAACTAGAGAAAAATATTTTTCAAAAATTTCTCAAATTGTTTAAATGATAATACTAATATGTCAGTAATCTACAATCTACAAAATACAAGATAACCCCTATTGATGTTAATAATATCGTGGTTCATAGATATAATCTTGATACTAGATCACATAACAATACATGATGTTTTATTCGAAAATAAAAAATTATAATTTTAAATTTGATATGACATTATGATCATAAATCAGCCGCCTGGAAACTGGAACATGTTATGTTCACAAACTTTGTGTCCGAAAGCTGGCACTTGTTATCGAGTCAAAGCTAGTTCACAAGACTTGTCTAGTAGAATTGCTTTTCCATACACAATTTCGGAGCGAGGTGTTGATTGCGTCTTTTATATTCCACTTTATACAACAATCGTATCGGTAACTGATTCAACTACTCACCCATTAAAAAATAAATTGGAATAAACTAATATTCCAACGTACAACCCAACCAGCATTGAAAAATATGCTTTTTAGAGAGATTATTATATGACAATTTCTGCACAAATAATAGCTGATAGCGTGGCTAATAACATTCGTATAACAACATTGGAGTTAGAATATCCGCGATTTATTCATGCGGAGTGTAAAACTCATAGATTACTTAGCATGGATGATGAGAACTACGATGTAGTGCTGAAGCAATCCATAGATTTTATGGATGATCCTATGTTAAGTAGAAACGCATCTAGCAGTCGAGCTATTCCCGTTAAAAAAATGTTAGATCAAATAAAAGAGAATCCAGCAATGCCAATTCACTGGGGTATAAATCAACCAGGAATGCAAGCTGATAATGAATATTCAGATAGAAGTGTGCCTGAAAGTTTATGGAAGTCTGCTGCGAAGGATGCTGTATTTTGGACAAAGCGATTTAATGATATTAACATACATAAACAAGTATCGAATCGACTACTAGATACATTTCAACATATTAAGGTTATTGTTACTGCGACAGAATGGGATAATTTCTTTACGTTACGTTTAGATTCAGCCGCTCAACCAGAAATGCGGGAGCTGGCTAGAGTTATGAAAGAAGCTATGGATAATAGTGTACCAAGGGAATTGGGAGTAGGGGAATGGCATCTCCCTTATGTTGAGTTTAAGGATTTTACTGATCCAATTTTTGGTAATGAATATCTACCTATTGGTAAAATAAATAATGATTTAAACGGAGTTTTATCTACAACTCAAGCTATTAAATGTTCGGCTGCGAGGTGCGCTCGCGTATCATATCTAACTCATGATAATAGTAGCCCAGTTATTGATAGTGATATAGCTTTAGCCGATAAATTATTAAACGCTAGACATATGTCTCCTATGGAGCATCAAGCAACTCCCATGAAGCATGTAGCTGGTTATCAAGATTATGAGGATGGTATAACTCATACTGATAGATATGCAAACAGATGGAGTGGTAATTTTAGAGGTTGGGTTCAGTATAGACAAACATTATGAATAAACTAATACAAAATATTAATCAATTTTTACCAGATGGTTATTTTTGCAAAAAAGAAAATTATAGCATTATTATAGTGAATGAATCTGATAAGATTATAATGCGATTTACTATAGAATTGATTGAAGATGTGGGAGCGAATGCTACCAAATTTATATTATCTAAATTTGAGGAATGGTATGAAAATAACTCCAATTAAGTATGCGATTCATAAAGAAAATGAATCACCTATATTTGGTGAACATAATACATATATTTACATTTCAGATGAGGGTGCTGGAACTTTCTTATGCATTTCACAAGAAAATTTATCCACGAATGATAGTGGAGCAATCAACTTAGATTGGAATGAATTTGATTTTTTAGTGAAAAGTATTAAAAAATTAAGAAAAATACATGAATATCCAGTTAAAGTACATCCTATTCTATTATAACATATTGATTAGATTGTATAATATATAATTTCCCTAATATAAATGATAATTAAAATAATGAAAGACATACTTATATATCAAAACGAGTGTAATTATTTTAATATTTTTGTAACTCTTTGTTTTTATTGAATATTGTTAAATGTTTAAGAAAATTGTTAGTTATTGATTATAAACGATAAAATGTTATTTTGATATATTGTATTATAATAGATACATCGAAGTAAAGAATATGTAAATAATTGAAAAAAGTTACTAATAAACGCTTGCCAAATAAAAATTGATATGTATAATGTGAAGCATGATTTGATTTCTTTTAGTTAGAAACTATTGCGGGGAAGTGTAATGGTGCATATCAGTCTCATAAACTGAAGGACAGGTTCGATTCCTGCGACCGCAACCACATTTTAATAATGTTAATAATGTTAATACTGGCATCAATATAATTTATATTGATACGCGCAAAATGATAATTATTTGAAAGTATATGAGTTGATATATGGCAACTAAACGAGAAAAATGGGAGCATCAACAAAAATCGTTCAAAACAGCACCTCATATTTTTAGCAAAAAATAGTGAGTTGGATGTATTGTTCTGGTTGTGGATTAGTTGCATTAAATAATGAAGCGACTAGAAAAAGAATGGCCAAACCATGTGAGTCTATGGAAATTAAATGAATACTAGATTGCAAACTGATAGAGTAAAACTGCAAAATCTTAAACATAACGAAAATTGTGTAATAAATTGGATTGAAGAAGGTGGGTGTGAAGTATATCGCATATGGGATGTGTTTGTTGTTTTTACGGTGCCGCAATATGGTGGTGAACCAATGTATGAGGATACATATCATGTATCTCAAATAGATACATTGCTAGATTTTGCGTATAGCATTACTTAAAATTATTGGAATTATTATGTTAACATTCACTAAAATAAATGATGTTCATTACGATATTATTGATGATGATCTTAATAATATCTGTGTTGGACAATTGTGTTTGTGGCCAGATGGTTGGTGGTTTAATCCTAATTGTGAATATGTGTATGATTGGAAAGATTTACTTGATATTAGTAATAAATTAAAAGAATTGAATAATGCGTAAATTTCAAGGCATATCTGAATTTTCAATTAATGAAATAAAAGATTGGAAACACCAAACAAATAAACAAAATGTTTGGGTTTATGCTAGACCATTAGGAAATAAATCTCTATTATATAGATTGAAATGTGCCTGGAAAGTTTTTAAATGTGAATATGACATTATTACATGGGACTGTAATCAATAAATATATTGTTAATTTTATTTTGGTATAAATTAATTAAATTAAAGAATCGTATTAGTAAAAATGAATATAATAGAAAAGAAAGATACTGAAATTATTGATAAATTGTATCTTGAATTATCTCAATTTACAAATGCCCAAAATGAAAGAGATATTCAATTAAATACTTTATTAATGCAAGTTTCTCATAAATTTCCAGATGAGACTAGGTATCAAACTGCGTTAAGGTATGTTAGTGAAACAGAAAAACGATCCGATATTATTCAACGTATCGTAAATACCGAAATCGATCAAATAATTGAGATATTTAATAGTTATCCTACTAATACCGGTAACATGTCATATGATTCCTTGGTATCAAATATTTTAATAGATATTAAAGAAAGAATATTAACAAGAAAAGATCGATATGGTTGTGTTGATGTTGTTAAATGTTGATTCTTAATTATTGTATTTAAAAATCCAAGTTTTCTTTCCACAGTCCCAGATTCTATCAAATCCCAATTCTAATGCTCTTTCATATTCTGTTTGATTTTCACTTGCTTTCATTTTAGTTTTAGACATTGATTGTTTTGGTATTCTAATACTATTATTTCCTGGAATTACATATGAATAATCTTTAGGTAGATTTTTATACAATTTAAAACCAAGTCTATCATATAAATTACCCTCGGTCCAGCGATTATCAGACCATGTTTTAATATCACACTTGAAATAATCAATGGCATGTTTGAATAATCTTTTAGCGCCTCCTAATATGGAATGATTGGATTTTACACAATATCGACTTAGGACTATTTCTGATTCGTTTCTTGGGTGTCTGGAAAAAGTCATACAAGAAATGATAGAACCATTTTTATCCAGTAACATGAAATGTTTTAAAATACTCAAAATTGAAGGTACTTCTTGAATATGATGATTTTCTATAAATTTTAATGCATCTATATGTCGATGTTCAACAATTTCTAATTTCAGATCTCTAGCATATAGTCTAATATCATTTTTATTCAATGCCGAGCGAATAAATGACTTAACTTGAGATTGTCTATGGCGCCATTCATCTTCGAAGATAGTGAATAATCTAATATCATTTTCTTTGCATAATCGATATTTTCTTTCATGTAAATTCTTACCTTTCCTTCCCTCCGTATGCCAATATAATCCATTGAATTCCATTGCTACTTTGATATTTGGATTATATCCATCAAGTTCTATTCCGAATATTTTAGTATTTTGAAATCCTGGTTCCAATTCATTTAGAAAATCTAAAACTTCCAATTCCGCTTTGGATATACTTCCTATTGGATGATATCGAACCCCATATTTTGCAATGAATGTATTAGCAATCTTTTGTTTAGCTTCATCGGTTGCAAAATATACTTCATTTCCATAACGTTCAAGCATAATTTTTCGCGTCTTAGGCAACACTTTATTTTTAATATTTACAGCATGTTCTAATAATTCAATATTATGATGTTTGAACCATTTTCTAACAGTAACATTGGATGATTCGAATTTCTTTGAAATATCTAATATTGTTAGATTTTGATTTTCATATAACTCGATTAGCACTTCTTTAGATGGAATTTCATGTTTTCTTCTAGTGTTACTCGTTTTTCTACCATCATATTCTATGTCGAATGATTTCAGCAATCTTCTAAATTGGGTTGGTTTTAATTTTAGTTTCTCAAGTAATTTTGTTTTACTTGTATATGTTTTTACTAAAAATTCTAAATTTTCTTTGGTCAATTCAATGTTCGAATTAATATTATTATAATTAATAGTTGAAATTTCGGGACATGAATGTTTCTTTGGTTTAATAATATCGTGGATTTTTAGCCATTTATTGATTACTGTTTCGGAACAATTTAGTTCTTTAGCAATCTGGCATTTTGCTTTTTTCTGGTCTATGAATTGATCAATCAGCCAATCTTTATTGGATAATATTTTGTTATATTCTTTATTTTGACTTCTATATTTCTTAGAACATGCATCTGAACAATACTGTGTATAGCCCTTTTCTGGATATGCTTTATCTAAATGGGTATGTTGTCCACATGGACATAAAGGAATTTCTTGACTTTGATTAGTTGTTTCTGTATAAATATTCATGCTGACATCTCTGGTAATGTTAGAACTCTCGGATATTCCTGTATCGTGGAGAGTATCTATAAATGAAAAAAGGGAAGCAATTGCTTCCCTTTTATTATAACATAATTAAATATTAATGTTATAAAAGATTGGTTATTTTAAATGCACGATAATAGTTATTCGTCAATACATTCAATCCACCTAGACCTTGAGTAGTTCCTTCAGCGAATGGATTAGCAACTAGCCCATAGCGCGTTTTGAAACCGATTTTTGGTTGGAAGTTATTAGTATCAACTGCACGTACCATTTGTAATGGAACATAGGGGCAATAAAATAAACCGGCATCGTATGCATTAGTACCTTTATATCCAACTACTGCAAATTCTCTAGTAGAAGATACTGCGGCATATGGATCAATATAAACTTTGATACGACCAAACATCGTACCAGCAAAGGTATTACCAGTATCATCAACGTTCAAATTAACTTGCCCTTGAAGTGCTGAATTATAATCCAATAAACCCGCCATTGCCAACGCACTAGCAACATCAGATGTACAGATCATAATATTGCCTTTACCACGACGAGTCGTTTTAGCAATAGTATTACATTCGCGCTCAATTTGGAATGCCAAACCTTTTACTTTTTCTACCAGCCAACGACCATTAGAATCAGTATCCAAATCAAACTGACCGGCAGTAGTAGTACCTACTTGACAACCAGTTTTTGCAGTACCATAAATCGTGCGAACAACTTCACGATTAATTTCTGATAGAATTTCACTAGAAAGAATATTAGCCAATTCCGTTTCAGCATCCAATCCATGAACTGCTTTCAAGTCTTGTGCAAGTTCAATTGAATATTCTGCTTTCAATGCACGAGTTTTAGCAGTAACAGCTACTTTCTCAATAGAGAATGCCATTTCTTGGAAAGTCAAATCTTCGGCAGTAGCAGTAGCCATTGCGGTACAAGCGGCTGCATTAGCAACAAACGTATTGGCAGCGGCAGAACCAACTGTCAATGATTGTTGCGCACCTGCGATACCAGCAAAACCGGTATTAGCTTCGTTATAGAATGCCTCAGTTGCGCCCGCTGTGATATTAGCAGTGGTATAGCTTGAACGCATTGCAAAAATCAGTCCGGTAGGACCTGTCATTGGCTGAACGCCGCAAATATCATAAGCGATCAAATTAGGCAATGAACGACGAACTAAACTGATAAGAATAGGATCAAAACCGGCAACTGGACCACCTGAAGCTGCGGAACCACCGTATCCACCAGTACCGGCGGCATTGGCAGGAGTCGCTTCAAACAACATTTGACCAGATTTTTGCATTTCAACTGCTTGATTTTCTAAAATAACCGCAGTTACCGCTTTACGATATGGGTCTTTAATCGCAGGCAAATCAGGATTATCTAATACTGATTCCCATTTGCTTTGTAAGTTTTCTGAAAGATACATTATTACTCCTTGTTTAAATTATTAGATTTTTGTGCGAGAAATTGCATTAGCAACTTGCGCGACGAATGGATCAACATATTTCTGTTTACCATCGTCTTGAATTGCTTCATGGAGATGGTTAGTTTCTACTTTTTTAACTCCAGTCGGAAAATAGTTTTCCCGAATCGTCTCTAGCTTTTGTTCATAATCTTCCTCTGTGGAAAATTGCACACTCTCTGCAAGTGTTTTGATTTTTTCAGCTTGAGTAGAAGTTAGTCCTTCACATACATCCCTCATAATTAAATCTTTCTTGGATTCAATCAGTGATTTTTTAAACGTGATACCACGCTCAATTTCTTCATTTAATTGATCTTCCAGGGATTCGACTTTGGCAGCCAATTCTTCGACCAAATCAACTTTTTCAGTTGGCACGTCGATATAATGTTCTGCGAAAAGATTTCTTAAACCTGAGATGAAATCTTCGGTTAATTCTGATCTAAGACCAGTCTCAATAGCGATTTCATTTTCTTCTAGCCATTGTTCGACTACATAGTTCAGATAATCGTCGATTTTTTCCGATAGTTCTTCATTGATATTAGTAACAGCATCTTCCAAAGCTTCTGCATATTGTGATTCCAATTCTTCTTCAATCTGAGATACGCGATCTAATACCCTTGCTTCGAAAATCGTAGTTACTTTATCTTTGAATTCTTCTGAAAGATTTTCATTAGCAAAAATAGCATTGATATCTTCTTTGAAAATTTCAGATGAATCGTTTTCCGCATCTTCATTCGTTAATTTATCAACGGTTTTTGAAGATGCTGCTGAAGGATGGGTCGTAGGCGCAGTTGCTTTTTTAGCTGCCTTGGTCGCATCAATTTTTTCCGAATCATCCAATGGATTAGCATCGGTGTTTTTTGGACCACCTAAGTCTACTATTTCTGCGTCTAATTTTTGCATAGGTGCCGCAGGAGCATTCTTTTTGCTTTGATTGAGAATATCTGCTGCTGCTTCCATTAATTTATCACTTGCCATTTGAATCTCCTTGTGTTATATTCTTATTTATAATATGGGGAATTTTACTCTTATATTTTAATAGTTTAAATTTTTTTACGAGTAATACCATCTAAATACCACTCGAATAGCTTTGCCGCAGTATTTTCTATTTGTTTTTTTGTAAATGATTTAGATGTTTCATATAATTTTTCAACATCTTGCTCTATATATGTTCCTTTTGCCATATCATACCAAAATTCTTTACCTTCCATAATTCCTTGAACATATACTTCTGCGCTAGGATCATGAACTAAGTCCGCTGCTGTGGACAATCTAAGATCATCTTGAACTAAGTTGTATCCTTCTTTAGTCAAAGCAATTGATCCCATTGCTCTTGAAGAAACACCTAAACTTACACCACCATCTATTAAATTTTTTGCTATCAAACCACAAGGTGTATCCAATATCAATGCTTTACCATAAAAAGTATTATTATCTTCTTTTAATGATATAATACGATGGGAAGCTCTATCCAGATTTATTTGGGGTGAACTCGGATGGGCAAGTTCGCCTAATGCTCGATTTTTATTTATATATTCTTCTGTATATCTTTGGACTTCTCTTCTAAGAGTGTCCATTTTATACATTCGATTATTTCTATTAACTTTTTCAGCTACTAGAAAAGTTCCTTCAATATATAAACGCTTTTTACCATCTTCTGTTTTTTCAGTTATGAATTTAGCGTCATCAATATTTTCGGTGATTAGTTTCATTTTACAATCCTACCAACGCTGGTGAATATGTTGCTTCTTTGGACATAACCAATATCAATGTGCCATCTGTTCCTGAATTAGTAACATAAATATTGGAACTTGCATTAGTTGTTATAGGAATATCATAGTCTACCAGTGGTAAATTAGCATTTTGATATAAATCTAAAATAACATTACCAGTTGCATTATCGCCTCGATAGATTTTCCAATAACCACTACCAGTCGCAAATGCCATTGCTATACTAGCCGCAGATACTATCTCAGTTGTAGTATTAACTGACAAATGAGTTAAATTAATAGTAGTGGCAGTATTACCGGTAATTCGTATCGTGCTTTTTGAACGTAATGTATTTTTTATTTCTAACATTTCTATAATCCATTAAAATTCTTTTTGAGATTTTGTTTTTTAGTTCTCAACTTAGATTCAACTATATTGTGTAATTTAGTATTGATTAAAGTGTTATTTTCCAATAATCTATTATTTATGATATTGTAGATTACTGATTTATCTATGTTAGATGAATTTATATTATCCATTTTATTAAATTCCTAGTGATGATCGGCGCCGCATTGACATTTTTCTTTTTAGTAATGTTCTTCTTAATTTTGCTCGGCGTGAAGTTTTCCATGATCGTTTCAATAATCTTGCTTTTTTCATTCTTTCAAATGCTGGTATTCGTTTAACAGTTGAACCAGAAATTCTATAGCCTTTTATACCAGATTTTTTGACGTTTCTCTGAACAACTATTTTTCCTTTAGCATTTCTTCGAATACGTCTACGGATTTTAGTCACTCGACCCATCTTAACTATATTTGCGTTTTTACCGGATTCTGATATAATGTTTGATAATTCATTAAAGTTGTCTGACATATTTGAAGCAACATAGATTTTGGCTTCATCCAATCTATGTTGTGCTATTTCATTCAATCGAAATTTAATTTGTTCCTGGAATTCTATTATTTTACTATTTATAATAGTGTTGATAATAAATTCTTGAATACTATTCATTTTATTTAATCGTAGTATGTTTAAAAGCAAATTCGGATGCTTTAGCAAAATGAGACGGTGATTTATGGACCAAATCTCTTAATTTTTCGGCAGCATCTGGATTTAAAGCTTTATGCAATGCTACTATTGCCGATGCAGTCATTCCATCAACTTTTCTAGTTGAACCATCAGCAAATTTAACTCTTTGAGCTTGTTTTTCATTATGAATTTTATGCAGTATATCCATTACAGCTTCTTCAATTTGTTCAATTTCTTCCGTTTGAATTGCTGGATTAGAAATATCAGGACCATAAGGAACTGAAAAATGCTTATCAAGTTTCGCGTTATAATAGAGTGCAACCTTAGTATTATTAAGATAATATCTAATAGCTTCTCGTTTTAATACTAGAACAAATGGTGGATCTTTAGGCATATTTGATACCGATTCCGATTGTATAGTAGCAGTATTGGTATCGTCATTTGAATCTTTGTTAATAGTAAATCGATGCGCCTTATATTTTCTACCATCAACTCCAATTTTATAATCAGATGTTGATACAACACTTTCGAATAAGGTATTCTTGAATTGGTCTAATGTTTTCATGGTAATTAAACTTGAAAATTGCCGAGTTCCATTTCACTCTTATGTTTATCGGCGAAATGACTAGCAGCTTCTTTTCTATCTGCAACTGAAAAAATATGATGTCCTTTTTGTCCAGGTTTTCCATACTCTTTAGCATATGAATCGGCTGCACGATCTGCATGATATTTCCACAATTTTTTTGCTTTCTCATGATCATATTTACCAGCTTTAACTTTCTTTTCCAAATTCTTAGCAACTGGTACATGACTCGATTTATATAAATGCCTATCATTATCGGCATGAGTGACTAATTTATAGGCATTATCCGATAATTCTTCATCTAATTGTTCAAATTCTTCTTTTTGAAGAATTTTGGAATCATTTTTAATATTTTTGATATCCGATGTAAGTCTATGGATCGAATGTTGTTGTGCATGTTTCGCTGCCGATGCATGATCTGGAAATTCATCAACATATTTATCCATAAATCTAACAACATGTTGAGGTTCGCCACTTGGATGACCGGTATATTCTTTTGTTACAGTATACCTTGAATCTTTTCTATTTGTTAAAGTTGGTTTATTACTATCATCCAAATCAAAATGTTTTACCGGATGTAATTTACTTTCTTCCAATTGTTCGACTTCTTCGTTTTGTTTATATTTGGCAGCTTGTCGTTGCAAATGCAATGAAGTTCGATAAAATTTAGATCGACCAGTTGGCGAATCGCCCTTTGCAACATATCCATGTCTTTTAGCCAACTCCATTCTTTCTCTAACATCTTCACCACTAAGCGCAAAATGATCGGTATTTACTCCACCAGTTTGAGTCAAAATTCTATGTGCATCTGCTGGATGAACTGCTCCTTCTTCCAAGGAATCACTAGATTCATTTATATCTATGGATCCAACATCTCCAAATAAATCAATAGCAATATCATTTTTCTTTACATCTAAAAAATTCATGGCACGTTCTGAAATTGCTTCATATATACTTTGCTTTGCGCCAATAGCATCACTGTTATATGCATTTGATATGATATCTTGGATTTTCATTTATTTTTCTCCGGGTGTTATTTATTTATACTTTTTGAATATTTGGAAACATCTGCCGATAATTGTGGAGTTAAATCTTCAGTATCTTGAGTATTATCTTCCAAATCTTCTGGAGCTGGTTGTTGCATTAATTGCTCTGAATTTTGTTGATTTTGTGGTGTATAATCATCGTTTTCTATTTCTTTTTTCATTTGCTCAATTTCTTCTTCAGAAAATCTTAATACATTTCTATCAATCCAAGATTTGGAATAAAATGTTCCTATATATGGTTCCATAAGAGTTAATAGATTAACTCTTTCTCTCATTAAATCGGCATCGCGCATTTCAGTGAAATTATTATCTTTCACATAGTCATAATATACATCATCCTTAAATGTTTCCCATTCTTCTCTAGTACAAATACCTTTTAATGCTAATTGTATACTAAGAGCATTATCGAATAATTGGGAAAATTTATTTCGTAATCTGTCAATAAATTTTGAGAATTTAACTTCATCTCTTGTTACTTCGGACGTTCTTCCTAGACCTATTAGTCCACCTTGTTGTGGATCCAATCGTGAAATTGGTACTTTTAGTGCCTGTAATAATTTTTGTCGAAAGAATACCACATCTTCAATTTGCGATAAATTTTGTCCAGATGGTAGAGTAGTTATTTCAGTGCCTTTCGAATTCATTACAAAAATGCCAGAACTTAATGCGAAATTATGATAATCATGATACTCGTGGTGTTCATCAATAGTTAAAGTTCCAACATCCAATCTATCATCTCTTCTAACTATTTTTACAACTTTATGATTATTGATTTTACTTTTTTCAAGTCGTTTTTGCACAATATATTTTGAGTCGACATTTCTAACAATAAATTCGGAGATACTATTGTAACCATTTCTATGAAGATATTTGCATAATATTTTTATAGAAAGTCTTGGATATATCTCTTTAATATAATTCAGTAAATGTTTATTGGAAACTCTAGGATTTTTTTCAACACATGAAACAATAATATCTTTTATAGTTGATAGTGAAACATTCTCTGTATTTTTCAGATGAATATTTATATTATGTTTGCCATGTTTTGAATATTTTTCTCCCCATTCATCTTTTGATAAATTTTTTCTATCATTTTCGCATATTTCTTTTCTACGATTAGCCCCTTTTTGTGACATTTCAAGAGTTAATCCTGGACTCCATTTTTTTAAATATTCATCTTTTGATAATATTTCTCTATCTCGTTGTCTATTTTGTTTTATTATTTCCCGACCTTTTTTGAATCCATTTATTATTTTTTCATTTGTTTTATTGTTTTCTGATATTTCTTTTCGTCGATTTTGTCCTTCAGGAGTTTGAAAAAAATTCTTTCCAGACTTAGATAAATTTTCACAATGTTTATTGTAATCGCCATATTTCCAAGTTAATTGTGCATTTTTTCTATGGTATCTAATATGCTCAAATTTATCCATAATCAATAAATTTTCTGGATTATTATTGAATCTATTGAAATCTACATGATGTATTACTTCTGTTTTTTCTTGTATTCTGTCAAAATATCTTGATATCATTCTATGTGAATGTTCCCAAGTATTATCATCATTATGTTGAATTTGTTGATAGTCTTTTTTACTTATTGCTTTAAATTTAGTATTGAATGGCATTAATGACGATCCTGCTATCAGGTGCTGTGCTTCTATTTTTTCACCATTTCGCAAAATAAATTTATGATCAGGTGTTGCGATTATTGTTTCACCATTGTCTAAATGCACTTCAAGAATCTCCGCATTTTTTCGAGTGACTCCAGCCCACGAAATCTTACCCGGAACAATATGTCCATTCGGATCGACAGAATATACCCAATTTTGCTTGCCTAAATTATGTTCAATTATTAGATCATGTAATTCAACATCTCTACCATCCAATAATTTTATTTTCGTATCTAATGAAAAACAGCCTTCTCTTCTGGGCAAGAAAAAATCTTCCAGCATTGATAAATGTTTTCTCTGATCGACTAATTCGCCGGATTGTTGGTTATATACCATTTTATTACGATATTTAACCATAATATCTTGCATATATTGTTCAGCTTTACCTTTAGGTAAATTTCCAACATCAATGTAAAATATTCTGCGTTCACTAGCTCGACTTATCCTATAAATGACTACAGCATCTTCAATCATTCGTAGTTGATTCAGTGGTTTTATAGCACTATGTAAATATGATATGACAAAAGTATTTTTGGCATCCATCAAACCAGAATTAATATTCAATATCGAATCCGGTGCAATCTTAACTCCAGTATTTACATTAGAAGTATATGTTTGAGTAGTTGTGCCGCGATCATTGTATACATAATATTCTGCCGTGGATGCGATTACTACTGCACCAGTTTTTGGATCTTTTTCTTGTTTAATCTCACGAACTTTTCTAATTTTTCTAGGATCAATATATCGTAATTCTACTATTCCATTTTTAGGATTTTTTTCATCTACTATGATATGAAAAAATAGTCGACCATCAATATACCAACGTCTAAAAAGATCATCTGAAATATTAGAAAAATTCAACATTTTTTGAATATTGTCGAATTCTTCTATTATTTTTTTCTTAATCGTCTCTGAAAGCTTCAGATTGTCTAATTTAATGTGTATTATTTTACCGGTATCATCATGTGATATTGCCTCATTAACAATCTCATCAACAGCCATATCCAACTCTGGATGATTGGCCATTTCACGATATCTTGTAATTAATTCTAATTCATTTCTGACAGAACCTTCAAGATCAACATATGTTCCAAAATGACTAGATGATGTGATATTAACTGCACCATCATCTATAGCTTCAGTTGGTAAAGTAAATGCCGGTTGAGTAGGAGGTTGATTTTGCACAACCTCCTTTTTCCCTAATGTGAATCCAAACAGTTTCAAATTAATTTATCCTAAGATATGTATATTATATTTATATACCTATTTCTTCGGATTGCCACCATTGATAAGAGAAATTAACAGTAAATTCTTCAATGGTATCATTAGCACCCCAATCAACTTCAATTGGAGATACATCATTTGGAAACATTCCTATAAATTTATACTGCTTGATTATATTGCCTGTTTTTCCATATTGTCTAACAGTAGCGTCAACAGTATATCCAAGAGAACTTAAAGCTGCTGGATTACGAACGTTTAATTGATGTGAATTGATTCCTTCATGCCATTTTTCCATTACATTCTTAACGATAAAATCTTCATCGTTAATAACAGTAATTGTCCAGTCAGGATAAGTTGGATTTCCAGCAAATTTCAATTCACGACCAAAATAATAGACAGGTACAGGATTAATAGTAGAACCAGGTAACTGTGCAGATTTACACATGAATGTTAATTTATTGGATGCGCTTTCTATATTAGCAAATCCTGGAAATGCCATTGAAACTTCGAATAAATTTGGACGCGCACCATCATATAATAGATTCGATCTGAATTGTTGAATATTAAATGCCATTTTTATTTTCCTTAGATATTGGTTCCAATAACTTCATCAAATGTTACACCGGTTCTGGTGGATACGAAGTTCAATTGGATATAATTAATTGATCTAGCTGGTTTAATATAGATGTTGGCAACAAATTCATTTCTATCAATTACTTCAGGTGTATTGACGCTAGTATCAGCAACAACTCGATAATCCGTTATACCCCTACGCCCTTTAATATCACGTAAATATGGTTCGACCATAGATGTGAAGGCATTGCGTGTTATCTCATCATTAATTTCAAATAGAACTGTTCTAGCGGCTTTTGCAATATCCTGTTCCAAAACAATAAACAATCGTCTAACATTAATATGATCAAATGCTGAAGGGCGTGATAACATAGTTTTATCACCATATAACATAGAACCCTCGCCTGGGAAAGTTACTATCGGATTTATTCCCTTAACATACAGTGAATCACGATCTGTTTTGGTTGGATTCCATGCAAGTTTAATAACATTTTTCAATATTCCTCGACTAGAACCTGCTGGTGAAAACCATGGATCTCTTTCTAAATCAGTTCTGGCATTAATTCCCGCAACGTCTGCGTTCAAAGGAACCCATCTATAAGTATCATTATATTTATCATATTGATACTTCCATCCAGAATCCATAACAGCATAAGATGATGATGTTAGACTATTTCTATGGCTAAGTACATCTGTTAATTCCGATCCCGTATTATCAATTACATTCACGCGCAATGGGGATAAAAATACTAATGCGTCTTTTCGTGTTTCTGCTAGTGATGTCAACGCTATCTGCGTTGCAAGTGTTGCATCTCCAGATATTAACAGTGAAACATCTACTGAATCTGGATTAGCAAATAGATCATATGCTGTTTGAATATTGCCCGCAGTTGGATTACCATCAGCACCTGCACCTAAATCAGTATAATAATTGATATTGGCAGTTGATTCAGTGTAAGTCTGATTTGTCGCTGTGTTACCCCAACTTGTTCCAGATAAGCTTGGATGATTGATCCACCACAAATATTTAGAACGATTGTTGACAACATCTTTATAGTAATTAGATGATCCATCGTTTGTTTTAGCATCCCTTGCTTTAGACATGAATGCAAATTTTTCAAGAATTGTATTTTTAGCACCGGAGAATAAACCATCTGCGTCATATACTACCATGTGCAATTCATCATCAGCACCGTTCAGATTGTTAGTATATGTTGATGTAGCAGGTGCATCCGTGAAACTAGAATAATATTTCCACCTGCGGTTAATTGCTGCACCGGAAGAAATTGTCTTGTTAA